TAAGTTAATTGCATATTATCAAAACCCCTTAATATAAGTTGTTGTCTGTATTATATCATGAATTTGTTCAAAATACAAGCATTGAAAATGCAGTGTTTATGCGGATTGTTGAACTTTTTGAACTCAAAAGGAAGGGTTAAAACACAGGGGTTAGTAACACATTAGTAACAAATTTATTTCAGAATCAGGTCATCTTTTTTGACCGCAGCAGTGATTGCTTTTCCAAGACCAATCACAACCCTGTCACCATTCATCTGAATAACATCATACACTGTTTTGTAAACAAAGGAAGATAAGTTTCCACCAGTGTATGTCTTTGCATTTGCTTTCACCATGACCTTACTTCCAACCTTTATTTCTGCAACAGGTTTTTCTTTTGGTACTTCCGCTGCAACAGGTGTTCCGCTTTCAGTTGTGATGTAAACATCAAAACCTTTTGCTTTTAGCTTTGCAGCCATAGCATCAGCATTTGTTTTGACACTGAATGCACCAACCTGAACCTTGTACAAGCCATTGACCTTGACCATATAGGTTTCAAATCCTGCTGCCTTTACTTTTGCAAGTAACGCATCTGCATTTGACTTCACACTGAATGCCCCTGTTTGAACCCTATACAGAACCCCAGGATTGACCTGTGAGGGGTTTTCTTTTGTTTCTTGACCAAAGTATTGAGCAATCACTTTTGCTTCTTCTAAAGCCAGTTTTTGAAGGTTAGCATCCACAATCAAGAAGCTTGAATCCTTGATGTTTGTATGGAAACCATGTTCAATCAATATTGCCATTTTGCAACCACCTTGTGCTGATGCCCTGATTACACCATAATAGTCAACACCTTTGGTGCTTCCTTCTCTTGTAAGGCTTCCCCTGTAATAATGCCCCATGACTTCTGAAACCTTGTTTCCAAGTTTATCAGCCAATACCTTATTCTTTGCATCTGTCAAGGAATAATACACAACTGAACCTGTGGGTTTCGTATCAGAAGCACTTGCAGGTGCATTACTGTGAAGGGATAAGAACAAAGCAGAACCGTTTTTCCCTGCTGTTTGACCTCTTGCTGAAAGGGAAGGGTCATCATTCACATTTGGTCTTGTAGTGACAACTTGGAAGCCATACTTTTCAAGTTCAGCTTTCAGAAAGTTTGCCAGTTTCCACATCTGTGTTCCTTCATAGTATCCCTTTTGTGGGGGATATGGGTTTCCAGTCCTACCATGCCCAGGGTCAAGTGTAATTTTAATTGCCATGATTATTCACCTGCACTTTCATCTTTGGTTGATGATTCTGCATTCACTCTTGCAGCATCAACCATTCCTTCACCGATTATGTAAGCAATCAGTGTGGAAGCTGCTGTGATAAGACCAACAACCTGTTCAATTGTCAGGTCACTGACATTGAAAGCCACCATAATTGCAGTTACAAAACCAATGATTGCTGCCCAAAACTTCCTACTGGTCAGCTTCTGTTTCCAATTGATTTTCATTGCTTTCACCATCCTTCTTTACTTTTGATTTTTTGATACTTGAAAGCATCCACAATTCACCTGTTGTGAATGCAAACCAACATCCAATTAAGGTCATTGGTTCACTTCCTGTTCTCATAAAAATATACAAGACAGCAGCGGTGAAAAGGATGTTCATAATAATCACCAAGGTCACAACACCTTTGGAAAATCTATTCTTTTTCTTACTCATGTGATGCACCATCCTTGAACACAGTCTTGTTCAGTACCTTCACCTGTTGTTCCATCCTTACCAATCGAACATTGATGTCTTTCATGTCATCTTTGACATTCCGCATATCATTTTTTATGTCAGAAATGTCATTGCCAATGTTTTCAAGCTTCACAATCACAGTGGTCAATTGTGTAGCATCATTTCTGTCATCAGTTCGGTTGTTTCTTCGCATGTTTGATACACCCTGATAGATTCCAAATGCCACTGATACACCTGAAATCAGAAGGGCAATTTCAATTGTCATATAGACATACCCCCTCATGATTTCAAGTGCTACTCAACCGCCAAATCACCGCAGTCAAGGTCAATTAGAACCTGTCTGACCTGTTCCTTAATTCTTTCAGGAACATCAGCAAAGTTTTTCTTACCCTTGATGATAAGTGTTGCATATACAACTGCCATATCCTTCACATCCTTTCTAAATAAAAATAGTAATAACCTATACATCCAACAATGCTTGAACTTCTGCCTTCAAGCGGTCAGGAACATCATCAATTGTTTTAAGACCCTTCCTGATAAGGTCTGCATATACTTTTGCCATACCAATTCACCGTTCCTTTCTTATACAGGTATAATCAGTTCATACACTTCAACAAGTGCAAGCTGTGTGTCAGTCAGTTGATTGTCCAACTTACTGATGTATTCATCCTTGGTGTATTGAACCATGTCAAACTCATAACCACTGAACACTTCTTCACCAACAGTTTCTTCCACTGCCTGAATGTTTGTGTGAACCCAAACGCTGTGTTCATCAAGAACCATTGGTTCAGGTTTCACTGTGCTTCTTTGCCTTCCATAATCAATCATATTGTTCACGCTGCCTTTCTTTTAATATTTTTGATATAGTAATCATCCGCATGTTTTTGAACAGGGTCAATGTACTTCCTTGTCAATCTGTAACTGTCACAATGTATTAACCAACCTTTGTATGAATTGATTGAACACCATTCTGAATAACTCATTTCTTGACCGCTTTCCACCTTCTTTCTGATTCTCACCATCTTGACCTTCATCTGTTTACATGTGGTTTTTCTTAATAGTGAGTAACCCAAAAAGATTCTGTACCCAACAAAATCAATGCCCCTGCTGAAAGTGGGGAACACCTGCCAGTTTTCTTTCAGTTTCAACTTCAATTCTGTTCGGAAGCATTCTTCAATATCCTTTTTCAACTGATGAAGATATTCCTTTGAACCTGCTAAAATAACAATGTCATCCATGTAACGGTAATAATATTTAACACCTTTCACTTCTTTCAACCAGTGGTCAAAGGATGACAAATAATAGTTTCCACTGTATTGTGAAAGGTAATTTCCAATAGGAATGCCTTTGTTACCTGGTGTTGAATCAATGATTTCATCCAGTAACCAAAGCAAGTCTTTGTCCTTGAACAACCGCCTGTATTTTGATTTCAGGATGTTGTGGTCAATGGAAGGGTAATACTTCTTTGCATCAAGCTTCAAGCAATACTGTGTGCCTGGAACATCATTCTGAATTGCCTTTTGTATTCTTTTGAACACCTGATGAATCCCTCTGCCTGGTATAGCAGAATAGGTGTCATTGGTTAAGTTTCTTATCAGAATTGGTTCTATGACCTGCAATATTGCCCATTGACAAATGCGGTCAGGGAAGTAAGGAAGCTTGTATATTTCTCTTTCTTTTCCGCTGTCCTTTTTAATAAAGGTCTTATATTCAGAAGTTCTGTAAGTGTGGTCAATCAACATCTGTTGAAGTTGCCCCAAATAATATTCAGGGTTTTCATCAACCATTTTTACTTCTTTGTACCACCCTTTACCTTTCTTTGCATTTTGGTGTGCAAGTTTCAGGTTTTCCATATCACATATTGCTTCCCACAAGGTGCAATTCTTATTGTTCAGTGGGTGAATATGTCGTTTCATCTGATGGACTTCCTTTGTATGCACAATCGAACCGAATCTTCAACTTGAAAAGTTAATTTCAATTTACCAATACAGTTCAATCATTATTTTTGTATTTTGGCAAGAGCCAGGGCAAGCAGCTTCACATATGGTTTTATAAGAATAGCACCCTGTGTTTCAAGGGTGCTATTTTGTGCATTTACTAAGTGACTGCTGATATTCCAATTACGATTAGAAGGGGTATTATTCACATTCCAATTGAAAGCTCCATTATTCGAACTGTTATTCCAATTACTGCCTAATTGAGCAATTAAGCTTTCTTTGTTTTGTGACTTCCCTGTAATGGTGTTCAGGACTGTTTGCCCAATTTATTAAATTTTCAAATTACGCAGCAACAGGGGGTACATACACCAAGCGACCGCCGATAATCCAACTACGATAAGAAGGGGCATTCGTCACATACCAATAGAAAGCTCCATCAGCCGAACCGTAAGTCCAATAACCGCCCAATGGAGCAATTTTGTAACCACTTGAATGTACTGATTCATAGAAGTAATCACCAACAGGCAATGAACTGTCACCAAGAACTTCACCAGGAACAAATAACCAATCAAATTCTTCACTGTATGCCATAGCTGAAATATAACCTTCCCTTGTTGGTAAATTGATTCCTGCATTCTTGTAATTGTCAGTGTTCTTGCTTTCTGCAAAAGCATTGTCAGCAATGTACAGGTCATGAACACTTTTTGTAACATCACAAAGAATATTCATTCCATCAGTAAACTTCCAAATGTTGCCCCAAAAGTTTTCTTCACCACGATATGTGACAGAAACAAGACCATTTGTTCCTGCTGCCATTCCTGATGCGTTTCCAAGTAAGGTTGTTGCACCTGTGATTTCAGAATCATTCTGATTTGGAACATACGGTTTATCAACAACACCCCTACCAATAGCAGTTTGACTGTTCATGGATGCATATTCAATAGTGAATAGAAGTTGTGTACAAGCAGCAGTTGCAGCATACTGTTGTGACCAATCACTTCCACGATTTTCAGCCAATATTCCGCATTTTCTTCTTGTAAGGTCTTGCGTATTGCCTGAAATGGGTTTCGCATTCGCCCTGGATGCAAGCTTGTCACCAGAGGTTGTTGTAAAATCTGCAATCTGTGCATCATCCAAGATGTAAGCAGAAGCTGATACATCAAACAGTGAACCTTCAAATGCTGATAGATAAATCTTTTCCCTTTCAACACCGTTCTTTACAAATGCAGGATGCACCTTGAAACCTGCCTTCTTGGTCATGCTGATGTAATATCTTGCTTTTCTTAACTTGAAGCCTTTACCAATATAACCATACTGTGTATTGGTGATTGTTGCGGTCACCCCAGATGATGCACCGTTGACTATGGTTGCTGATTTTACACCAACCTTTATTGCTGTGAATACTACCGTTACACCTGAACCACTTGTTGTCCAACCTGCAAAGGATGTATTTCTAACCTTGGTTGCCACCGCTGTTGCATCATCACCTGCTGCCACTGCAACATTCTGTTCTGTTCCATTCAGGGTAATTGTGATATTACCTGCTGATGTCGCACCTGTATCAAATTTCACTGATGCAATTTCAACTTCATCATTCTTTTCCATTTTCAGCGGAACAACCTTGTAATAGAATTTTGGTTGTTCAACCATTACCTGACCATTTGAACCATCTTCTTTGTACCCTGCATCACCAAAGTATGCATTGACAACACCTGCATCAGACAAGTTGCATCTTCTTCTGCCACCAAAAGCAAGGATGTTGTTGAAGTCTGCACCTGGTGTTTTTCCAACTGCACCTGCAAGTCTTTCAAATTTTCTATTTGCAAAGTCAACTTCAACACCCACAATGTCATCATCTGTGTAACCAACATAACCTGCCAGGTCAGCAATTTCCGCATTGATTGCAATGACATCTGCCTGTGTAGCAACCGCAGCAGGATTGACTGTGACTGTCACATTCTGTGCATTTCCAACAGTAATCACAAAGTCAAACAGGATTCCACTTGATGTGATTCCATTGTAAGGTGGCATGTAACCTGCTGATATTGCCCTTGCCACTGCATAAAGGATTTCACCTTCATTTGGGTCAATTGCATACAGACCAATGGTGTTGACTGTGTAACCAGTTACCAAGTCTTTATTATTCAAAGCACCTTTGATGTTCACAGAAGTGTTTCCAATTCTGCTGATGCTTGAAATATCAGCTGACTGTTTGATGTTGGACAGGGAAGTCAACCCTGCTTCAAGCTGCCCTTGTGTATAGACAGTTGTTGATGTTCTGATTGCTGAAAAATTACATGTTCCGCTTCCTGCAATCAATTTTGACATCAATGCATGTCCTTTTGGTTGAATTACAAATGAACTAAATTCTGCCATGATATTTTTCCACCTTTCGTTTTATATACTTGTTGCAATACTTATTATTTCAGTGCTTGTGATTCCGTTGCCAAACCTCATATCACTGACTTCATCAAATGTTTCATTGATGTCATTGGTTATGAACTCAATGCCTGTGTAAGTGATTCCACTTCCAAACATTATGTCAGCACTTGCTTGTGCATCCAGGATGTTGATTGATTCAACAACCAAGTTGCAGGGAAGAACTGTCTTGAATAAATAAGCCAGGTCATCCTGCTGACCATGTTTTTCAAGGTGTGTGACAACCTGAATCTTGTACTGGTCATTGAAAAATGTTATTTGGATGTTACCATTGCCCTGTAATGCAGTAAGCTTTGAAATGAAAGTTTTCAGGGTATATGGAACAACATCATTCCATCTTGTCAAAACTCTTGACCGTCTTGATTCTAATGTGTCAGTGGGTAATGAGTTTATTCCCAACATCTTTTCAAATCTTGAAATACCATTTTCATCACAATACATGATGAATGTGTTATCCAATACAACCTGACCTTCATCACTGACCGCTTGAGATTCAGGATTTTCAGCGGTCATTATTGCTTGAATTTCCCTGTACCCTTGAAGGAAAGGGGGAAGGTAATCAATCAAGCTTATTTCTCTACTCATGATACTGTGATACTTCCTAACACAGGTATTTGGTAAGTGGTCAAGGTCAGATTACTTGCAACACCCTTGATTGTTGTTCCTGAAATATCAAGGATACCTTCTATTGCAAGCAGTCTTGTTTCAATCTGTGCAATTCGGACAATCAAACTTCCCTGACTTGCCCAGTCTGTTCTTAATTCAAGCATGTAAGATTCAAGAACTGCTGTTGCCTGTGCTTGAAGTGCTGCCCATGAATAACCAGTGTCAAATGTAATACTTGCAGCAATATCAATTGTCACTTCTTCAACAGTGTCCACTGTCACCATGTGTCCAATGGGTGCAATTCCCCAACCTTCACCTTGTGGAGAAGGGTCAATTGCATTCTGAACCGCATCAATCAATGTGGGTGTTGCTTTGTTATAACTTGAATCAAGGATGGTCAGCTTTACTGTTCCACCACCTGCCCAAATTGGTGTGACTTTGGTTGAACCAACACCTGCAATTGAATTTGTCTTTGTCAGGTAATCAGTGACATTTCCACCATAGCTTTTTTCACCAAATGATGAAAAATACCGCTGCCTGAAAACTTCCGTTTCTTCTTCATCCTCACCTGGAATCAGAACCTGTGTCAGCTTTGCTGTTTCAAGTCCTTCAATGTAATCAATTGGAATGATGTCATCCAGGCTTTGGTTTCCAATGATTCCTTCTGTTTCACACTGCACTTTGTAAATACCTGCTGAAATAAGTTCAGTCACAACATAGTTCAGTGAACCAAGATTGAACCTTTTGTTCAGAACATCAATGTTTGCAGGTGTGAATTCCCCTTGAAGGATTGCTTTTGTTGCAGGTTCAGGCGAAAGACCTCTTTCCCTTGCCCTTCGTATAAGGTAATCTCTTGATGCAGTGTCACCAAATGATTCATTCAGCACCATGTCAAATTGCATGTATGCCAGGGTAAGTTCTACCGCAGCAGGGGCAAGTGCATCATAAATGATGCTGCCTTCACGCTTGTTCATTGTGTCAGGAACTCTGTCAAGCATCCTTTGCAAGATGACTTCATAAGTCATGTTTTCATACATTAAAAATTCACCACCTTTTCTGTTTCAATGTCACCAAATATGGTGTGTACTGTGAAATTACAGGTTACCTTTCCTTTGTTTACATCAAAAGAAAAATTGTCAACACTGATGATTCTTTCATCCCATGTCAAAGCTTCTGTAATTCGCCTTTTCAATTCAGGTATTACATAACTGACTGGTTGACCGTAAAGGTCAATAAGTTCAATTCCATAGTTCCATGAATAAATAACATACTGATACCTTTCAGTGTTCAATATGTTAAAAATAACTTGAACCATTGCATCTTGTTTGTCTGCATATCCAAGGATGATGCTTTCATCAAGATGCATCTTATATGTTTTGCTTGGTTGTTCTTCAATCACAAAATCCTGTTCAAGGAAGCCATTTGTTGATGGTATCATGTGACCAACCTATCCCATACAATGTATTGCTGACCACCTTGCATCCTCAAAAGAAGAACCATATCACCGACAACCAAGCTATTGTGAACAGTGATTTCTTTCTTTCCTTTTATTTGATGCTTGTGTGTGTTGTTTCCTGTGGTTGAACTGCTGCCATCATCAGTATAGGAATGACTGTGTGTGATGTCCTCTGTGTAGTGGTCAACAGTTATGTTGGTCTTGAAATCTGTCACATTCCTTGTCAGAATCAATTGTGCATCTGTCAAGGTCAACTTTTGTTCCACATTTATTTTCAATGGGGAAGTGGAAGTGACCTTGCCAAATGCAATTGCACAAGGCTTTGAAGCTTCAACTGCATCCAAAGCTGCTTTCTTTATTGATTCAATTAAATTAGGCAATGAATTCACCACCCCTCAAAGTTAAGTCCATTTTGTGTTCACTTTCATTGAAAATGTGCTTGCAGCGTTCCACAAGCATGAAATTCTGTACCGCCACATCACCCAGGTTCAAATTCACAACAACCATGCTTCCTGCTCTGACTTTCAGATTTCCAAAAGCATTTGTGATTTTCAAGTTCCTTGTCTTTGCATTGTAAAGTGAAAGTAATGCATTGACCTTTGCCTGACCGTTTTCACCTTCCTGTAATGTGTCATAATATTGCAGGATGCCCCAGTTGTTTATGTTCTTTGAATCCTGTGCAATATAAACTTCCCTTTTTCCTGTCTTTTCGTTTTCATACACCAGTTTGATTTTGTTATAGGTCTGTGAATCAATGGTTGATGTATAATCAAAGTTTTCACCTGTTTCTTCATCAATGACAACACCAACCTTCATTCTTTCCAGTGCTTTCAATGTCAGCTTCCCAAAGTCATCATACAGAACATACATGGTCTTTTTATTCATCAATTCCAAGTCCAGTGCATTCTGAATCATGTCAATCAGGGTTGTGTTATCTTCCACCCTGGAAGCAATGATGAAGTTTGTATTCTCTATTGTACCAAGGTTCAGGTTGTAGTCATTGGCAACCATCTTGATGAAGCCTGATGCAGTTTTGTTGGTGTAAACATAGGTGTCTTTGTTCTTCAAATACCGCAGTTGGTCATAAGCAGTAACACTGATGTTCTGCTGCTTGTCACGCTTCTTTGAGAATATGAAGCCATAAAACACTTTAACACCATCAACAACCAATCTGACAGGGTTTCCTTCTGTGAAGCTGATGTCTTGGTCTTTGATAACTGTGAAGGTCAGTTTACCAGGGGAATCCTTTCTTTCTGTATCCCACACAATACCTTGTTCAACAACAGGGGCATATACTTTGTTTCCGTTCTGAATCAATAGTTCAACATTCAAAGTCACACCCCCTATACTGGTATGGTCAGAACTTGACCAACATAAATCAAATTGGGGTTCTTTAGAACCCCAGTATTTGCATTGAATATTTTCATGTACTGTGAACCATTACCATAATATTTCTTTGCTAACCCCCAAAGGGTATCACCCTTGACCACTTTGTGTGTTTTGGGTGTTGTCTTTGGTGCAGGTGATGATTCAGCAGGTCTTGTGTTTTGCACTGTTGCAACTGGTTTTGCTTGTTTGATGGTCACATTGACAGTTTTTGTTCCATAATCTCTATACTGCTTCAACTTGACTTCAACATTAACATCAAAACCGTTCTTTGTATCTTCAAGTATTTTGTAATCTTCCAAGCTGACCTTGATGTTGGTATCAAATAGCAGCTTCCCATTTGGAAAGGTTCTTGACACAATGAACTGGAATGGTTTCTGACTTATCTTCAACTGTTCCAGTTTATCAAGGAAAACATCAGCTTTCTGAAATCCTCTTTTATATACCGCAAATGGGTATTTTGTCTGTGGTAACAATGCTGTGAATGATATATCCGTCAAGCCTGGTTTCTTCAAAACATTGACTTCACCATCATTGATAAGCACCAATGTTTTGTTCTTATTGTCAATGCTGATGGTTAATTTTGAAGGGGCAACAGGCAACAACATTGCATCAATATAAAAATCATAAGCCATTATGAATGCACCCCTTCCGCAACTGCTTCAAGTGCTTCTGAAACATGTTCTTCCAAGTAAACAACAACACCGTCAAGGTCAGCAGTTTCACGCACATCACCAAAGCTGTTGTTTTGTTCAACTTTGACTTCTGCAAGGATGAACTTATTGACCACATCCCTTTCTGCAATGTCACGCAGGTATTTCAATTCTTCACCTGTCATTTCCATTGAACCTGCAATGCTGTCTGTGTCATCAGCTATATTGGACAGGTACTGTGAAGGGTCATAACCCCCAGTGTAATCACCTGCATCAGGAATATCCACATTGAACAAGTTTGCAGGGTCAAAGTTTCCAATACTTTCTTCAAGGTTTTCACCTGCTGAATATCCTGCATCCCAAGCATCACTGTATGCCCATCTTTTAAGACCCAAGCTTTCAACATTCAAGTCCAATTCATCCATGACATTCTGATAATTTTCATTTGGTGCATACTCTGCAACCGCTGCATCAGCCATGCCCTTCAAACCTGACCGCCATCCTGCAACTGCATCAGCCATACTTGAACCAAATACAAAGTCCAGTGCAGATGCTATTTTTTCAAGTATAGCAAGTATGCCATCAGCCATCCCCTGGAACGCATAGATGATTGATGATATTGGATTTGTAAAGATGTTTCCAAGGAAGTTTGCAAACTTGATGAATGGATTGACCATTGCTTCAATGACCCCAAAGACCAATTCCAACAATCCCAGGAACAAGTTCCAAAGGAATTCACCCAGTGTTGCAAATGCCCCAAATATGATGCCTGTTGCACTGACTGATGTTCCTGCAACCTTATTGATTATTGCAACAACCGCATACAGTGCAGCAATGATTGCAATGATAATTATTAAAATCCAGGTGATAGGGGAAGCCAACAAAGCTGTGTTCAGTCCATACTGTGCAGCAGTTGCTGCTGCTGTTGCACTTGCCTGTGTTCCTGTTGCTGCTGCATGGAAGTATGAAGCAATTGCACTTGCAATCTTAATTCCTTTACTTATCAATTCAATGCCATTGGTCACAATCAAATAACCTGCATAAAGACCAAGTGCAGCAGCCACACCATAAATCACTGGTGAAATGATTGACCAGTTATCATACATGAAGCCACCAACCGCACCAATCAAATCAAACACCCAAAGGACAACACCCCCAACAACCACCAAAGCACCTGTGATTCCATCTGCTAACTGGTTGAACCGTTCTGAATTTGCGATTTCATTCATCTTTGTCAGAATTGGTTCAAATGCTCTTAATGCTTTGTTTGAAATATTTGTCCACACCTGACCAAAGGTCATTGGCATTTCATTAAATCTTGCATCAGTTTCTTCTGCTGCTGAAAGTAAAGCATTTTTTACAATTTCCGCTGTGATTTGTCCTTCTGATGCCATTTCTCTGATTGAACCAATTGGAACATCCAAGAAATCAGCAATTGTTTGGATGACATTTGGTGCAGCTTCAAAGACTGCATTCAATTCTTCACCACGCAGAACACCTGAACCAAGTGCCTGTGTCAACTGTAAGCTTGCAGAAGCAACTTCCATTTGTGAAGCACCTGCAATTACGAATTGCTTGTTCAACTGTTCAGAAAATGCAATAAGTTCATCATTACCACTAAATGCATCACCTGCCCTTTGTCCAAGCTTTGCAACCACATCCGCAGTCTGCAAATAATTTGCCCTTGCTCTTTGTGCAGAAGCAAAGATTTTGTTTTCAAGTTCTCTAACCGAACCGCCATCATCAACAATCATAGTTAACCTTGCACCAGTCTGTGACAAGGTATCTGACAGGTCAATTGCCTTTCTTGCTGTTTGAACAGACAGGTAAGCAGCAGCCATTTTCTTGACCGTTGACAGCAGATTGTTACTGTGGTTGACACCATTTTTCAGTGATTCATTAAAGTTTTCTTGTTCTTCTGCATTTCTTCGGATGTTTTCAATTGTTTCATTTAATTCTATATTTGCAGAATTGATTTTTTCTCTGACACCGTCAAAGTCCATTCCACTGATTGCACCATCTGCTGATGATTCCACTGATTCAAAAGCACTGATAGTCATATTCAAAGCCTGTGTAATGTTCATCAGTGGAGAAGTCATCATGTCTGTCAATCGTATTGCTGTTTGAATGGTTGCCACATGTATCACCTGCCTTTCTCATTATTTCTTTTTCGCCCGTTTTATCTTTTCAGCTTCTGCTTTTTCAGCTTCCATTTTGATTTTAATGGATGCAATCACAAAAGCTTTTTCTTGTTGGTCAAGGGAAACAAAAGAAGAAGGTAACATGTGCAACTTGTGCAAGCAGTAATGGGCAAACACTGCATCACTGTCACCTTCTTCTATTAGTTTTTTGCTTCATCAACCTTTTCTTCCATGGTGGTATCAAAACCATTGAATTGCTGAATGAATGCAGCAAATTCATTGTATTCACCAGGGTCATCAATCATTTCTTTCAACAATTCTTCGGGTGTCTTTACACCGTAACTGTCCTGCAATTCCGCATCATAAAGATTTGGAAAAGCAATGGATGCAACCATTGTCTTTGCAAGATATAGGGAAGTGTTCAACTTCGGTCTGAACATGTTTGGTTTCCCTCTCACAGGAACTTCAATCATGCAGGATTCACGAATATTTTCATTTTCCTTTGTTGTCAAAGGCTTGATTTCCCAGTCAAGGGGTTTCCCATTTTCATCAAGCAATGACTTGGTTGCAGGATAGGTTGTGTTCTCTTTCTGAATCTTATTTTTCTTTAAGAACAAACTTAAATTTGACATAGTATCCACCTTTCTTTTCTGTAAAATAAAAATACCCCCTGTTGTTCGCATATGACCGAACAATCAGGGGGTATCCCACATCTTATTTTGTTATTACTGCATACCTGCAAGCAATGCAAATTTTTCAGGCATCTTGAAGTCCTCAAATGTTCCGTTAATATCTTCATCCAAGTATTCACCATCAGCATCAAACTTTGCAAGAATGCCACCATCAGTGTTGCAGTCCACAAAAACAATGGTCTGCCTTCCTGCTGCACTTGTTGGGTCATCATTGGTGACTTGAATTTCAAAGTACACATCTTCACCAGTGTCTTTGTACCTTTGCAAAAGGGTTCTGAAAATACTGGTATTGTAATGTGCAGTTGCTGAAAAAGTTCCTTTCCAACCTGTTGCTTTGTTACCAATACCAGTCTTACCCAAAACAGGAACTTCCGTCTTTGTCTTTTCAAAGGATGCTTCAAAATTTATCATCTGCATGAAGTTGTATCTGTTCCCTTCAATGGTGACAAAGCATTCCGCAAGCTTCGCAGAAATTGCATCCTTACCTTTCATGACAACATTGTTAATCATAGTATTTTACCCCCTTCCTTATTGTATAACACTGGTCATATAAAGCTGAACCATTGTATTCACAATAGTAACACCTTCACCGACCACAACTGATTTCTTTGTATTTCCCTGTGACACAGTAACATCAGTATCACTGAAATCCTCAATTGCTCTGATGTCCTGTAATTGCTCACGGTGTTTGACAATATCTGCCCACAGTGAGATTCTACCTGCTGCATCATTCGGAACAACACCAAGGTACTTTGTGTTGAACAGATGTGCAGTATCATTTGCTATTTGGTCAATGACCCTGATTGTTTGGTTATCCTTGAAGATGTCACCCTTGTCAACCGTTGTGGTAACAAGACAGTTAATATCTTCAAGAACTCTGACTGAATCACCCACCGCATGGAAGATGAACTTCCCTGAAAGCAAAGCAGCTTCAAGTTCAGTCTGTGTGTAAACCACATTGACTGTGTATTCGCCATTGTACAACTTATTTGTCAAAGACCTGTTGATTGCACATCCTGCCAAAGCACCACCTGCCCAGTAAACCATTTCAGGGGTTTCATTGTTTTCAACAGAAACAACACCTTCATAGTCAGCAGCAGTGTATTGATGAATGACACACTGGAACTTCACACCAATTTCATCACGCATACGCTTTGTGAAATTGAAGTACAATCCTTTGGTTGTGTTATCATCAGAATCACAAATCAGTACATTGAAACCATAGGATTCCAAAGCACCCAGTGCAGTTGAATGGTCTGCACCAATAACAACCGCATCAGCACCACCTGTTAAAGCTGTTCCTGCTGTGTTAGCAAGTGCAACCGCTTCTTTCCAAACAACAAAGTCATTATCAGCAAGTGCATCTGTCTTTCCTGTTGTAAGGACTGTTTGACTGTCCACAAGCTGACCGCCAACAAATGTCTTGACATCAGATTTGGTTGCATCATCCACATTGGTTGCAATTGCAATCTTGATGTCATTTCCCCTTGAACCTGCATGTCTTGCAGTTCCAAAAGTATTTGCTGCCTTTACACCTGTTCCCAGTCTGTACACAAACACCTTGACAGCGTTCATGAATATTTCACGCAAAGGTTTCATTTCATCATCAGTGTAAGAATATCCAAATAACTTGAAACAGTTCTTTTGGAAGTCACCCTTTTCCACTGTGATGACACCTGCTTCCTGACCCCATTTCAATGCCATGGGGATTGCAACAATACCCCTGTCAGACAGTTCTGCACTTGCGGAAGCTGCACTGATTACATTGATATAGCTGCCAGGAAGAATTTTGTTTTGTAAAACAAAAGTACCACCGCCCAGTGCCATATTACTTCACCTTACCTTTCAAATATTTTTCAACCTTGGATATAACTTCATCCAAAGTGTACTGTTTATCAGCTTCCAAAATAGTGTTCAACAAATCCTGTTGACCGCTGAACTTTTTGGACTTGACAAGCTGTTCTTTTGAAAACTTAATTTCAATATTGTCAGCTTCTTTTATTCCTTTGACTTCTTTTGCCATTCCGCATCATCCTTTCATTATCTCAATTCTGATTGCTGAATCACTTCTTCCATCAGGTCTGCATCTTCAACCTTATACACAAACATGTTGAAGTTCACAAGGAAGTTCAGAACACCATCCACCAATTCACCACGCATGTTTGTTCCCCTCACCAAGCTTTCCTTGATGGACTTATCAGGAAGGGTTTCCTTGATTGTGATAGTTTCCAGTGCAAGGTATAAGCTTTCAAGAACCGCATTGCATTCACTCTTTGGTTCTTTAGATGCAGGGAAGTACAGGATGGAAAACAAATTGTTTCTGAAATATCTGTTTCCAATAACCTGATTGCTGATGGGATTCACACACATAACAGAAAAACAGGGTTCTTTCAAACCCTGGTTCTTCAATTCAGTATAGATTTCATACCCATCACCAAATGATTCATTTAATTTTTCACATATACCATCAATAATTTTATTTATCATTTGAACACTTCCCCCAGGTACTTAATCAACTTGTTTTCAATAACTCTTGGTGCATCAGCTTCAAGTTCTTGTTCTGAAATAGTCAACATGAATTCCCCTTCAACCCATCCTTTATGATTTGCAGTTCTGTGACCGAATTCAACATATGATGCATAATGAACAGGATTGATGACTTCAATGACATAATCACTGCCAACTTTCTTAATAGCAAGTGAATTTGCATATATTACCGCATCCGCACCTTTGCCACTTCCGCTTTCAGCTTCCGCTTCGGTCTTGGATGTCCAACCCCTTCGCAGTGTACCACCTTTCTTGACCACTTGCTTCTTGACCTTACCTTTATTCTTTCCGCTTTTCAGTCTGACAGCAGCACCTGATTCATCACGCACAATTGATTTTCCGTATTCACCAACCTTTGTTCTTTTGATGACTTTGGCAAGAAGCCTTGCAGCAAGTTCTTTTGCACAAGATTCAATGAATGTTTGAACCTGTTCATCACTCAACTGCTTCATTTTATCCCTGAACTGTTCCAGTCCTTTGATGTCAGCTTTCACATGTCTTGCCATTATGACCACCCATCAAACAGTTCAAGAACCACTTCTTGGTGTGAAGGATATATCCCAGGTTGACCGCTGTTCTTATACTCTGTTGTCCTGCCTTGATGTTCAACAACAATCTTTGAACCTGGTTGTATTACTATTTCAGGGGCAATGAATAACTTCACCACCTGTGTAACCATTTCAGCACTTGCGGTTTCCGCATTACTTTTGATGTTGGAAAAGGACAATTTACAGGGTTGATTTTGAAGAACGGTAAATTCTTTCTGTCCAGTGGATTTGTTTGCTTTCTTATATGACCTATATTCCACAATGGAACATTTATCTTTGTACAGGCTTTCAATTGCTTTTCTTACCATTTCAACCGCCTATAATGGACAAATTGACTTTTACCATTTTGCATTAGGTAAGCAATCAGCATATCCAGTCTTTTTTCAGGTGTTAGACTTCCATCACCAAATGCAAATGTCACACTGGTATCACCTTCCTGAATCTGCTTAACTGCTGCATCAATGTCAATATTCAACCCTTGTAATTGTCCAATCCCTTTCTTGGAAAATAAAAATTCCCCAACCACCATCTGTGATGCAACTTTCATCAATCCGCAAGGAACACTTGAAACATTGCATTCATTTTTGATGCTGTTTTCTACCTTCTGAATACAGAAGCCAAGAAGCCAATCATCACCATCCTGTAATGTATAACCGAATGATTCAAGTAGCTTCCCAACATCATAAACAAAGGATGCACCAAGGCTTGATATGTTCTGAATTGTTTGAATCAAAGCTTCCAGTCTGTCAGATATATCAGCCATTGGTCAAACACCCCTTTCTCTTAACCCCTGGAAATAATTCTTGCAATAGGAATTGCCTTGTGGTCAATGTACTTCTTGTTAGAAGCAGCACCATCATGAACAAGTTCCCAGTTTGCACCAGTTTTCAGCTCTGCATCCGTTGGTGAATTGGTTGCCATAGATGTTTTTGTGAAGCTGATACCATAAGGTGCAAATACCTTTCTTTGTCTGCTGTACAGGTAAGTCTGACCACCATTGGTCTTTTCATCCCTTACCATTGCATAAGGAACTTCTGCACCAATATCTTCATAATCAAATGCACCATTACCAAGAACATAGGTTGTGTAAGTGGTGTAACCGTCAGCAGTCATTTCATAGTAGGTTGCAATATCAGCAACATCAGGTGCTGCCACCGCAGTATAAACTGCACCTGCTTTGGTGTAGTAAGTTTTACCTGCATCAAGTGCAACATCAGATGTAAGTGTGTAAGTAGGTGCAACCTCTGTAACAGGCATCCCATCATCAATGATGACTGCTCTACCATTCCATGTTGCCAGTTCAAGCTGTCTTTCAATTCCATTTGCATCTGTGTATGTCATGTAAGCAAGCAACTTCAAGTTTTCAAGGTTAGTTGCAATAACTGAATGCATGATGGAAATGGTGAACTTGGATTTCTTATCACCGCTTGCTTTCTGAATAGCAGTGTTCAAAGTTGCAGCAGACACAACCTGTTTGTCAGCAGTTGCTTCACCGCTGATGTCATAAGTGTGACCATTTACAAACTTCAAGTTTGCAGCACCAGTCATGGAGAAGATACCTTCCAAGATTGCAAGCAAGGTGTCCTGGTCAATTTCATCCCAGTATTCAGCAACCTGTCTTGCCACATTGGACATGAAACCTGCACCGCCAGTCACATCTTCGGCAAAGTCAGTTTCAACCCATGCCTTTGCTCTACCGATTACAATAACACCACGCTCATATGTGGTTGTGCTTGTTGCAGTGATGTCAGTTTTGCCATCATAGTTCAGTGCATCACCGTCAATCCTGCCATACATAGGAATGGTTGCATACACAACACCAGTTTGACCGCTGAATGCCTGTTTGATTGCACTGTTCGGTTGCAGTGCTTTGGACTTAACAAGTTCGTTCTTTTTCAGCTTTGGAACAATATCAACATACTTTCCAAAGGCTCTTTCATTAAATGACTTACTATCGAATTTTGCCATTTGAATTCATCCTTTCATAATCAAAATTGTTTTTAGATTTCCGCATCAGGGTTTTCTTCCATGTAAGCAGCAAGTTCTTCATAGGTCATCTTTGAGAAGTCAACCTTTCCATCAGGTTCTTCCTTACCTGCTTCACCTGGTTTCGCACCCTTAAAACTTGGTTTCTTTTCGGCTTCAAAAAGGAACTTTGAATCATCTGCACCTTGAAGCTTCTTGATTTGGTCAGCCAAACCTTTGACTGTGCCATCATCAGCAAGTTCTGCTTTTTCAAGGTCAAGTAATGCTTTAACTGCCTTCACATTCTTTGCTTTCGCTTCTGTGAGTGCAGCAGCAATTGCAGTGTCAATCTTCAACTGTTTGATTTCAGCAGCATGTGCTTCATCTTTTGTTTTATTGTCAGCTTGAAGGTCAGTAATCTGCTTTTTCAAAGCATCCACATCACCTGTGGAATTCTTCAAGGTTTCAAGTTGACCTTCCAAGGTGGTTTTTGAAGTTTCAAGGTTTTTCTTTTCAGTGTTGACTTCATCAAACCTTGCCTTTGGGATAAACCCCTTTAATTCTTCCGCAGATGCATCAGCAACCTTCTTTGCAGTTTCTTCATCAAGTCCTAATTTCACCAAATCTTCTTTTTTCATTGTTTTCACCGTATCCTTTCAAATTCATTTTTGACCTGGTTCAGTCCAGTATCATTTGTCTTGTTCTTTTTCGTCTGCAATACCAAAAAGACGGTTTTTCACTTCAATGAATCAATCTTTGCTTGAACCATATCAATGTAATGGGTATCATCTGAAACCCTGATATGACTTTCTAACAACCAAACACTGTTGGTTTTGGGAAGTAGTTTTCTTTCTACATTCCGTTTTACTACACAAGCAATTCCACGCTGCTGCACATGGGTGTGTTTGCTGAAATCAAGTGGGTCAAAGACAATGTATGAATCATTGAAGTGTGATTTCTTGATTTTCAGCAACAAATCACCTTCTTTTCAGAATATCCTGAAAAAGTGACCTTCTAAAATGCGTTTTAAGCCACTTAAAAAAGTTTTTAGGGGTAACAGTACCCCCAGTTTATCAGCGTTTCATCACAATCACCCCTTAAAATTGACATAGAAAAAGCACCCTTATTCAGGATGCTTTCAGCATGGAATTTTTACCTTTGTTTACCCATCAAGTTGTTCAAATGCTTCTTCAACTGTTGACATTCGGATGTTGCCACCTTTGGCAAGAATCAGCAGGGGAACACCAATGAAGGAAACATCTTCACCATTGAATACTGGTTCATAAGCATCAAAGCCTTTCCACTTTCCAATGTGTAAAACATCATCATAACCTTGCTGATTTGCAAATTCCTTTACTTGCTCAATCTTCATTTGGTCACCCCTTCCAAAATGTGATTCACCATGTCCAGGTTGAACATCTTATCATCAACCCTTAATATTTTTGGTGGTGTCACAAACTTATTACCATAGACTGTTGTTGTGAACTTCATTCTTCCAATGTAAGCATCAATTTGTTTGCCAGTGTAAGTCCTTCCAATCTGTGGGTCATATAATGTCAAAGCACCATCCGCATTCCTGCCCATGGAAATAATGTGACCTGACCTGCTTCTACCTTTCCATGAAAATTCAAGGGTATATCTTTTGTTCTTCTCAACAGTCTTTTCAAGGAAGTTAGAAAACTTCTTCACTGTTGTTGCAGTGTCATCAAAGATATAAGCAGGATGTGTGCCAGTTGCAGGGTCAATCCAAGCCAAGTTGGTTTTTCTTGATAGTTCAGCAAGCTTTGAACCTTTTGTATTCGGTAAAGTCTGAACATTATACCCACGCAATCTTGCTTCATAACTAACCACGCAGCTTTGACAGTTTATAGTATAACCGCCACCTTTGGTATAATTCGGATTCGGTTTTCCATGGTTAGCTTCATCAATGGTCATTTCCTTTCCACGAACAACACCTGCAATTTCTTTGGGGTCTGCATTCTTGACCTTTGCCAGTTCAATCTGCAACTGCTTGATTTCTTCTTCCAGTGCTTTTTTCTGTTCAGCCAGGTTGACCAATTTGCTTTCAGTGTCATTTATATTATATGTCTTTTGCCAGGACTTCCAATCAAAATATTCATCATATTTTTTCAGGTCATCTTGCAGCTTGAACTTTTCATCTGAAAGCTTGTAATACTGTGAATTGGTTTCATCAACATCAAAGGTTTCCTTCCAGGCTTTCCAGTCATTATATGCTTCCGTACCTCTTTCAGGTCTATTGTAGAACTTTTCAAGGTCTTTGCTATAATCAGAAAGCTTGCCTTCAATATCTTTTATTCTGCCAGTTGCAGTCTTTGATTTTTCACGAATGACCGTTTCACCCTGTTGTTCAAAGTCCTTGAACTTTGGTTCATTGTATTTGTTCTTTTCAGTAGTAAGTGCCTTGATGTCATCATCAACTGTTTTCAACTCTGTTTTCTTGCTTGAAATAGCATCTTCAACATCCTTGACAGTAGAAAGATTTGGTTTCAAGTCTTTCTTTGAACCACCATCCACAAATGTTTTCTTCCAGTCCTTATAATTCAACCTGCTGTCAACATAGTAGGTCTTGCCATCTTCACCCCTTGCTGCCCTTTCTGTGAAGTTATCTTCAAAGTAGGGAACAGTGGTGGTTCTGCACCAAGGGTGGAAGGGGGGTGCAGTGATACCTGGTTCAAAGTTCTTCATATCGAACACATGACCATCAAGTTCCTGACATATTGCAGAAGTTCTGCTGTCTAATGTTGCAACAATTTCAAACCTTTCCACATCCAGTGAATTGAAAGCATCTTTCTGTGACTGTGAAGAAAAATAAGCTGATTCAGTCATCACCAACCTTCCTGCTTGGTTCTTTGATGCTTGCATCTTCTTTGCAATAGCTTCAATTGCATCATCAGGTGATTTACCAAGCATAAATGTTCTTGTAAGCTGTGTTTGAACTTCATTGATAAGACTGGACTTATTTGACCATATCCTATCACTGAAATTCTTTCCATCTGTTGCCCATGGTTTTGAAATTAACCTTTCAACAGTTCGGTCATCAATTGCAGCAATATCCCAACCAATGTTGAACCCCTTTTGAACTTCATACACTGTATGGTAATAGTTCTGCAAGTAATTCTTTTTCAGCAACTTGTCAACTTCATCAGTCTGACCGCCAAACAACCTTTCAACTGTTTGCTGTGTTTCAATTCTCAAAGCTTCAAGCCTGGAAATGTGGAACTTTGCTGATGCATTTTCAAGTTCTTTCATCCAAAGTTGATTGATTTCATTTTCCTGTCCATACTTGATGAACTCTTTTACATCCCATTTGAATTCAGCCAGTTCACCAGTGGTCAAAAGCTTTCTTGCTTCTGCCATGCTGATTTGATTGTTCTTTGCAAATCTCTTGTACCAGGTTGAAATCTGCCTTTCAATTTCCTTTTCAGCAGCAATGTATTGTTCCTGGACAACATTGAATGTTTCAATAGCAGCTTTATTGGATGCAGCTTCAAGTTGTTCAAATCTCTGCTTCCAATATGGACTATTCTTCATCTACATCACCACCTTTGCCAGGAATAGCAGGGTTGAAGGCATTCTGATATTCTGCCATTGCAGCATCTTTTTCAGCCTTTTTCCTTTCAAGTTCAGCTTGTGGGTCATCAACCCATGGATGCTGACTGACAAGTGTTTCATCAGAAAGAAGTCCAACTGAATCCTTGATGTTGGTGATGATTTCTGATTCATTTATCAGGATGTCACGATTGAATATGACTTCAACTTCTTCACCCTCATAGTCACCAAGTCCACTATTGGCAAAGTGACAATTGATAAACCAAAGCAGTTCTTCAAAGGAAGCCTGATATTCAGTTTCCATTTCATTTGCATCCAGGTCAATGTCAGAATACATGGACTGAATGTTCATCTGATTTGGTTCACCTGAAAGCCTGTCATCCTTTGCATCATAACCCATTGCATTTTCAATGATTGCCTTCTTGAATATCTCAATGATTGCCTTGTAATTGTCAGCATTCACTTCAACCTGCAATGTTTTCAGGTCACCTGCTGCACCATCAACTGTCTTGACCTTAACTGCACCATAAGTTGCAAGGTTCTTTCTGAATTCACCAAGCTTTTCACCATCATAATTCACCAGGACAAGGATTGTGTTCCTTGCATCTTCTTCCATGTTGTTTTGGAAGTTGGAAAGGATGATGTTCAAGCCATCCTGCAATGACTTCACATTCTTAATCAATGGTATTTCTTCACTGTTGTACTTGAAGGGAATCAGCGGAATTCTTGACCAGTTCCATCCCTGGTCTTTACCTTCATGGTCAGTGGTTATAAAGTAATTTGCAAAGAAGGGATTGTCAGGAACAAGCTTTCCACCATCCAGTGTGAAGTAATGAATGCCATTTTCATCATAGACTTCAACCTTTTCAATGGTCTTTTCCTGTGTACCTTCATATGCAATGGTTTCATATATCCTGATGACATAGTCAAGTGTGGTATGTTCCGCATCTGACCAACCAGGAATGATTTCATATGCTTTGAACTTCTTCCAGGTGAATTCACCATGTTCATTGTAATAGATGAACAACCATCCAATACCTTCATTCAGTGAATCCTTGCCCAAGTTCTTCATCAAACGCATAAACCGCTTATTGAATAACTGCTTCAACAGGTCACCATAAGCATCATTGTCTGTCCTGATTGAAATTGGTTGACCAAGCAGGTAATTTGTCTTTTGATTGACCATCTTCTTGTATTGATTATCAACAATCCTGTTATTTGGAAGGTTGTCAACTGTTTCAATTGCACCACCTTCACCAATGACAGTTCTTTTTCTTTTCAGGATGTCATGGTCACCTGCAAAGTATTTTTCACCATCAAACATTTCTTTTCTTCTTCGACTTGCCTTGAACCGCTGAATTTCAAGTTCAATGAACCGTTCATCAGTGATGATTGTTTCTGCACCTGTTCTGATGATGTTGTTCACTCTGTCAGTTTCAGATTCAAAAAAATTAAACACGATTCATTCACCCCCTTTCATTACTCAATATATTAAAATACCTTGAAACACAATGATTCCAAGGTATTTTGTCACTATCATGTTACTAATCAAAGGAAAAAGATTTCCCTTTGACAAATTCTTCAAGGGCATAACGCATTGCATCCATCAGGTGATTGAAGTCATCAATGGGGATGTTCAGCTTCTTTCCAAATTTATCAGTATCCCAGGTGTAGTTGCTTATTTCAGTGATGAAGTTCACACACCTTGGATGCACAATAATCTTGAAGTCCTGGATGAAGTCAATGCCATTGTTGACTGAATCCTTGCCTTTTCTTGCAGCAGTGATGTTGGAAATTCCAATGTCACGCAGCCTGTCAATGGACTTGGGTTCTGCTGAATCTGCCCTGATTCTTTCTTTCCTGTATCCCATGGAAGTGATTTCTTTTTCAAGCATTTCATTTGACATGCCCCGTTTGTACATTTCATCAAACACATAAATGAACTTGTCTTTCAGGTCAATCATTCCACACCATAGTGCAGAAGGGTCATTTGTATATCCAAAGTCAAGACCAAATGCTGACCTGATACCTGCAATTCGCTTGATTTCTTCCAGGTTGAATTCTCTTTCTTCCCAGTTTTCAAAGACAAGACCTTCAACAATGCCCCAGTCACCAAGTCCTGCAACCCTGTACCTTCTTGGGTTGTTTTTCTTCATGGTTTCAAAGACTTTCTTATCCGCTGCATCCAACCATTCATTGCACATGTAGTTGGTTGTAAGTGCAAGAATATCAGTGTCGGGTGCAGCATCAAAGAACCGTTTCTTTATCCAATGGTGTTCATTCCATGGGTTAAAGGTCAATGTTATCTGTTTGAAAAGACCATCAGGAACTTCACCACGAATGGATTCATCAAGCATGTCAAAATCAGGTTCTTTCATGATTTCATAAGCTTCTTCAATCCACATCCAACACAGGTTTCCAACTTCAACAGTGATGGAAGTGACTTTCAATGGGTCATCAAGACCCCTGAAATATATCTTTTGCCCAGTGGGAAGGTATGTCATTTCAAGTGGTGATTCAGTGACCTTCCAAAAGTCCTGAACACATAACCTGCTGATTGCCCATTTCAATTCAGTGAAACAGGAATCCTTGATTGTTCGGAATGTCTTTCTAATGACCAGGGTGTTTGATTCAGGGTATTTCATCATATTGGTGATATACCACAATGCAGCAGTCTTTGATTTCTTGCTTGCTCTTGAACCCTTTACAATTCTGTATCTGCCTTTGAAATTCCAAAAGCGGTTGTATTTCTTACCAACAACTTTCTTCAATGAAATATTAAGACTTTGCATGTTCATCACCGCCTTTTTATGGTGCAATAAATATGCAATGCTGAATACACAGGCTTTGCAACAAGTTTTGTTACTAACATGTCACTATTCTTCATCATCTTCATCCATATCATCTTGAATGACCACAGGAATTGCACCTTCAATTTTGAATTTATCAGTAAACATTCCAATGTGTTTCCCAAGCAGTTCAAGTGCTTTTATTTTGTCATAGGTCTTGATTTCTCTTTCAGTGATGTTCCCATCATCTGTTGGAATGGTCTTGACCTTTACTGAACTGATTGCAGCAGTATCATCCCTGTTTGCTTCACCTTTGACTGTTGCTTCATCCATGTTAATGACATCAGTTGGGTTGATGAATGCAATCTTCGCCAACTCTTGAACAATCCTGTCTGCATTCACACCTGTTCTTTTGCTTCGTTCAGCAAGTGCCTTTTCAATTGCATTTTTAATGTCAGGTTTTGACATGTTTTCATCAGCAATCTGTCTTGCACTTGCGGTTGAATAACCTGCCCTGATTGCAGCCTGTGTTGCATTTAAGTCAATCAGGTATTCTTGCACAAATGCTTTTTGCTTCTTTGTCAGTGCCATATGCAACACCGCCTTCCAATCAAAATAAAAAATAGCAGCAATTGCTTGCTGCTATTTCTTCAAGTCTAATTAAAACATATATTGACAGTGACAAACAAGGACATTCTGTGTCAACTTTTTGGAACAACTATATTTTGCAATGCTGCTGAATGAATTCTATGTATCTGTTTGATAGAATAGTTTAAGCATTCAGCAGTCTTTTCCCAGGTTAAAAATTCAACATACCTGCATCTTAACACAAGCCTTTGGTCAGGACTTTTCACTGATTCAATTGCATCATGGATTTCCTTTTTCAAATCAATGAAGTGGTCAATTTCCTGATTGATTTGTGCTTCAAGGTCAACAATCTTTGCAATGATGTTTGGCATTCTATCCCCTGGAAGATTGCCCCCCTGAACTCTTTCCTGTGAAAAGTCTGTACTTGGTAAGCTTGTTGAAACAAGCCTTAACTGTTCAACTTCCCTGATGTGACTATTTATCAATTCATTCAAGCGGTAAGCCTGTCTTAAATATTGTTTCGCTGTCATTTCATCACCCTTTCTTCAATGCTTTCACTTGTTACACTTCAATGTTACGGATAATGTTACAGTTGCATTTTTCATGTGTAACACTCACAAAGCAAGCAATATCAATGGTTTCATGTGTCAAGTGTTACACTTGTTACAGTTATACTTCTTATATTTTAATTTTTTAGAAAAACAACAAATTTTAATGATTTATATAAAATGCTATATTGTTATTAAGTTAAAAACAACCGTAACATGTGTAACATGTGTAACAACCCTGTATTATCAAGGCTTTCATTGTTACACTTGAAAAATTCAACCGTAACACAACCATAACATTGACTAACTTTGAAAGTTAATTTTCAATAACCTTTGATGCATACATATCAGCAGTATGAGCGAATAACACATTCGGATACTTTCTAATTGCTCTGTCAAAGCCTTCCCAGTCATCCCTGTTGTAAGCACCCATGTGATACCTGATGCACAGGATTTCTTCTTTCGTCAGTGTCATGAATTGTGACAGCAGCATGATTGACTTATCCCCATGACCTTTCAGCAATACATCAGATGCATGTTCAAAGTGTGCTTCTTCACCTTTCACTTCACCAGTTCCCATCATCACCTGACCTTCTTCATCCACAACCTTGATGTATTCATCCATCTTGCACAGGTCATGAAACATTCCAACAATCCAGGGTGATTCTTTCCGCTGCCATTCCAGGCTCAAGTTTTCGGTCATCCACATCAACCTGTCTGCAACATTGGTTGAATGGTCATACAGTCCACCTTCATAATTTCCATGATACTTTGTGGATGCAGGGGAAAGGAAGAACCCATTGTCAGCCAGGTAATCTGAAAAATCATCAGATATGGATGCAGGTTTCATTCTGTTGAACTGGTTCATTCTCTTAATCATTTCTTTCATCAGATTCACCATCCTTTTCAATTCTGACCGCTGATTCAGTTGCAAGGAAACAGGGTTGAACCGTTCTGCCCATTATATACAAGTAAATTCTGCCTGATTCCAACACCTGCTGCTTTTCCTTTTCATCCAGTTCCCACACCGTTTCAATCCCAGGGGTCACACCGTCATCACACATATACCTTGTACCTGGAAGGTCTTGACATCCTTCACCAACAAATGTGACATTGCTTGTTTCTGTTTTTACTGGTTTCATTCTTCTGTACCATCCTTTTCAAATATTTCAGGGTTGTCCTGAATAACCATGTGCAGTGCATTTGCCAGTTCATCAATCTTCTTTTCATCCTGCTTTGAGTACCCCAGGAAGTCATGTATTGCATGAAGCATTTCATGAAGGAAATCAGCTTCCATTTTGCCTTTTGCATTTGGGCATATCCTGATGATAAGATTCACATAATCAACTTCACCTGAATAATGCCAGTTGCCCATGTCAAGTTTGTCTGTCTGCTCAACCTTATAAACCTTACCGCCAACCTTAATCTGCTTTGGTATCTTCATTACATCACCAGTCCTTTCACACCTTACCCCATGGGTTTTCTAACCCTCTGTATGTTATGGGTTCAACCTTTTCAAGCCTTAAACATTTGCCATCCTTGAAAGCCATACACCTTTCACCATCACACCAAGCAAACATATCTTGATATATCCTTTGTGCAGGTATCATACGCACCCTTTTCTTGAATGGACAATTCTTCTTATTTCCAATCATCTGAAACACCTTCCTGACCTCTTGTCCTTTATTTCAATTCGGTTCAACAGTTCAAAGCCTGATTGACTGACAATGAACTTTAATACCTTAATCAGAAAACTGACCTTTGCTTCCAGTTCAGCATCTTCCTTCATTATTGGTTTCAATGCTTCATATGCTGTTGGGTCTGCACATCCGCTTGCATTGAAGTGTGGGTTCTTGTTTGCCATTATCAATCACCATCCTTCAATGGGTTCAGCGGAACAAACATGTCATCTGTTGTCACCGTTGCACCATTACATTCAATAATTATCTTGGTGTGTGGACAATAGTTTTCAATCATCCACTGTTGCACTGGTTTCACAAGTTCAGCGAACTGTTCAATTTTGTCAAACCTGTCATCCGTCAACATGGGAATTTTCTTTGTATCACTCATTTTCGCCATCATCCTTTCTGTAATCATTCAGTTCAGGCTTGTTCTGACAAGTCCAAATGCAGCAAAGCAGATTCCAAGCAAATGCCCTGTCATGGTGTTCATCATTGTCATCACGAATCCATTTAAGGTAATGCCTGACCGCTGAATCAATATAGCAGTGTGCAGGAATACCCTTTCGCCAGTTGTTGTCACCATATTTCCTTGCACCTTCTTCAAAGTGGATAGACACTTCAAGTATCATGCCAGCAAGTTCTGCATCCTTACTGTCATATACAGTGATTTTTTCATCTTCACCTTTGGTCATGTAAATGCTTGAAAACTCTTTCAGTGCATCAAACAGGGGAATGACATCACCTGTGTTCTTGAACTCATGAATCCGCATCAGTTCCTTTGACCCCATCAGGTCAGCAACTACACAAAGGGGAAGAAGGTCACATCTGCCTTTGCCTTCCTGAATATCTCTGACTGCACCACTTTCAAACTTTCTTCTGTTCCCACTGTCTTTGATTGAAGTATGTTCACAAGCGGTGCAGACCTGCCTTCCTTCGGGAACATATTCACCGCACATTACACATTTATCTTCATCCACGCTGTAAGTACCTCACTTTCTCATGATTTTCAATCTGACTGTCTATAATGCTTTGAACCACACCAATGCCATGCAACACACCCAAAGCTTCATGCATCTGATTTTCTTTGTAACCACGCAGTAGGTCACGCTTTGTTTCTGATTCTTTGAATTCATCAACCCTTCTGTGGTACACTTCAACCTGCTTGTCATATTCTTCTCTGATAGATTCCTTCATGTCACGCAGAAGGGGAAGCACATCAAGGCAAATACTCTTTGCTTCTTTCAGTACATCAGGATTTTCAGAACGAATGCAGTCATCAACATCCAGGTTGTTCTTGTCACAATACTGTTCCGCTTTTCTCAATGAACTGAATACCCTTCTATTCACAAGGAAGTATCCAATGTTCTTATTTTTGATTTTTCTATTGAATGCCATTTTGATTCCCCTTCCTTTACTTTGAAACAAACAATCTGTGTGTTTTGTTTCCAATCCTTTTGACAACCACCTGCATGTTCAAAATCCTGTTGACTTGCTTTGAAAACTCAATATTTGACATAGGTTGCAGGTTGTTTGCCAAGCAATATTCCTGGTATCTTTTATAAACATCTTTCGTTGGTTCATTTTCAATCTTGAAGTCATCATCCATTTCAACTTCTCTGATGAATCCAAGAATGGGGTTGTTACTTTCTTCATATTCATCAAGTTCTTTTTGAACTCTTTCTGAATTACTGAACTTCTTGGTTTCAAGAATTCGTTTCAAACCTTTCAGTCCAAGCTGAATCATATATTCCATTGATTCCTGTGACCGCAGCATATCACCAATGTGTGGGTTGAAATCAGGGTCATCTGAACTGAATCTTGCATCAAATGGAATGATGACCAACCGCCTTAATATTGCAGCGGAATCCCTTCCTTTGCCCATCCTTGGGATGTTGTTTGCTGAAAAGAACAATTTCACATATGGTTCAAATTCAAACTTTGGTTGACCCTTTTGTTCAGCATCAATTGTTTCCCCAGTGACTATCTTCTTGAATATGGAAGCATCCATGATGAATTCATCTGATATGTCATCACCAATGTTGGCAAGTTTCCCAAACAACATCACTGTACTGAACCTGTCACCAAGCTTTTTCAAGTCCAGTGATGAAATGTTCTGCCTTCCAAGCATGTGCTTCAACATGTTCAAATAGGTTGATTTTCCGTTGCTTCCTGTACCAGTTAAGATGAAAGCCTTGCCCAGTTCATTTCTTCTGAACAAACAGAACCCTGCTGCTTCTTCAAGTAATGCCCTGATGTTTTGGTCATTGCAAGCAATCTTGTCAAGGGTCTTGTCTGTGATTTCTGAATAAGCATGTGGGTTGTAATCCCATTCAATTCTGTTTGTGACTATGATTTCAGGTGAAAAGGGGTTGAAGCTTCCATCCCTGATGTTCAGGATTCCATTTCTGAAAGCAATAATATATGCAGGGGATGCAGGGGTGTTTTCACGAATCATAATTTCCAAGTATGCCAGGACTTCTGTTCTTTTCGCCCTGTTCAACTGTGGTATGTGTTTAATCATTTCTGCTTCAATCTCTGAATATCCGCTGATATAAATCCCATCCCTGTAAAGGTGAAGCTGATTGTTTATCCTGATGATGTGGTTGTTATTTTTCAAGTATGTTGCAAACTTATCAAACAGGAATGCTGTGCCTTTGAAAAACACTGGTTTCTTGAAAGCATCATCACGCAGCACCGTTTCCAGTTCATCATCTGACAGCGGAACTTTCAGAATGTATTGGTTTATAAGCCTGATACATTCCCTTGATTCTTCCACACTGAAATCATTTGATTGTAAGGTCAGTATGTAATTGAATAGGGATTGATTTCTTCCGTCACCTGGTTCAAGGTTCATGAATTCCATTGTTGTTTTCACAGGAAGCAGCCACTTTGGAAGGTCTTGTGCTTCTTCATTGTCTGCCTGGTCATAAAGGACTTTTCTTTCCTTATTATTGAATTTCAGGACTGAATAAGAATTCTTTTTTCCAAGCTTGATGTCAGCATTCAGACCAATTGCCAGGCTTGCATTTGTCCTGTTGGTTTCAACCGTTGTATTCTTAAACAAGAAGTGCTTGCCCCTTGTTGTTGCATAAACTCTGCATTTCAACTGATGTTCTTTGACAATCTTGAACAATAGTTCACTTTGTTCAAAGTCATCAATATCAATCAAAATGGTGTCAGTTGCCAATATACCTGCAAATTCAGGAAGTGACTTCACTTGTGTATAGTTTTTGAAATCAGTTCTGTTTTTGAATTTCTCAATGCATTTTTTGTCTTTTGTTTCAACATAACCTTTGAAAAACAAGCTCCATCACTTCCTTTCTGTTTTTATATTTTTCCATCATACCACCCCAAAATCTGCAAGCCTTTTCTTCGCAAACTTGATGTACCATTGCTTGTCAAGCTTTTCAGGTGCTTTCTTTTCGTTTACTTCATCATTGTAAATAAAGCATTGTGCAGGTGAATTTGGTAATTTTTCAGGTCTGCCAGTCCGAACACTGACCTTTGTTACACCTGCATCAGAAGGTGCTTTGGATGCAAATATTCTGATGCATTTTTCCTTCAACACCTTTTCACCATGTAATATGTGATGATATTTATTGCTTATCTTACTGACCATTTGGAATTCTTTTAGGTCATCACATTTCAGAACCGTATCTTCAACTGATATTCCATGAACCATATAGTTGATAAGTGCTTTGTTGACAATTGGAAGGTCATAGTCCAAATTGGAAAGCTTCTTCACATAACCACCTTTTGACTTGATTTTTCCATTAGCATCAATCAGGATGTAATTGTTCACATCCTTTTGAAACACCTTGCTGAACAGTTCAAATTCCATCTTCATTCCTGTTGCACATTCCCATTCATAAACAACATCATCCAGGATGTCATAATCATCAATGCTTTTAAGCTTTAATAAAATACCATCTGTGTTGCTCTGAACAAGTTGTGCATGGGGTTCAACCATTTCAATCAGCATCAGCAGCATCAATTGACCATTCACGCAAACCGCATTGTTCATCAATGGGTCATACAGTCTGCTGTTCTTATCTTTAAGCTGACCACTTATACTGTTGTCTGCAATCTTGAAAGGTGACCTTGCTTTTTTGTTTCCTTCGGCTTTATATCGCAGGTTCTCATTGTGAATCAATTCAAAGTTTTCAGGCTTTGACATGTTCCTATACCCAAATTTATACTGCAACTGAATTGAAGGGTAATAAGCTGTGACATCCATGTTCAGCAGTACACCTGATACAGTATTCTGTTTCTTTGCCCCATGGATGCCACCCCAAGCAAAGGTATGGGGAACACCTGCAATTGTTGTTTCAAGTGATTTTGAATAGCTTTGGTTTTCAGGGTCTTTGTACCAGTCAAGTACATATTTATATTTTTTCAAATGGGTTTCCAAACATGGAACAATGGGAAAATCAAATTCATTGTCATCAAACCTTTTTCCCATACCACCGCAGATTTCACATACAAGCTGTGCTTTGGTCTTGCTGTATGATGAAATTGGAAGATTGAATATTCTTATCAGTTCCCTGGAAGCATCAAATTCTTCACTTCTCTGCAAGAACACTTCAATTGTTTGTTCCACATCATGTCTGCAATACTTAACTGTTTCATCAAGTTCTTCTTGTGTCAGTTTCCTGTCTATATCAAAGGGAACACTTGATTCCTTGATGTCATTACCCATGAACCCTTCAAATGACTTCAAACCCCTGTCTGTACCAAGCATCACATCATAATTTATAAGGGGTACATTCCGCAGCACAGAAGAAAACTTCCATCCAGGGTTTCCCTTCGCTATGATGAAATCATTGATTTGCTTTGGGTCAAATCCGCAAAGAATACCTTTCAGGATGTACTGGTCATAATGCCTTGAATTGAAGCCAACCCAAATGTCATTTACATTTTGCTTATGGATTCTTTCAAGTTCGACAGGGTCATTGATAATTACATGTTCACATCTGTTGGTCACATCATTGATGACCACCAACCAATCAAACTTGAACACTTCAAAGTCATAAAATAACATTTGTTTTCACATCCTTTCTGTATAGTTTTAATTTTCTTGGGAATACTCAATAATGGGGAAGTGTAGGGTAAAATGTGAGTGCTTAAAAATTTTCAAGCACTCACACCCTGTGCTTACTTATTCAACTTCAAACACTTCTGTAATTTCAAATTTGGCAAAACCTTTCTTACCTTCTGTGTAGTCCAAGCCAAATTCAATGTTTCCATCAACTGCTTCATGAATGTCCATCAGAAGCTGTGCATACTGCTTGTATGTCACAAACTCAATGTCAAGGTCTGTGTCCATGGAACGCAGCAATTCATTGACAATGTGGATTTGGAAAGCCTGTGTGATAACCTGATTGTAGAAAATCAAGCTGCCTTTGTGGTCACCGTTCAGAACTTTGAACCAAATGCTGACCATAGGGTCATGTGCCTTGGATTCAGTCAATTCCATTTTGTTGATTGCCACTTCATAGCTGCCAAAGGGAACAGGGGTGAAGTTCCCACCATTATCTTTCTGTTCCTTAACCTCTTTTGCCAATTCCTCTGTATTGTAAGCCTTGTCAAACTTATCCCAAATATTCTGTGCCATAATTTTTCACCTTATCCTTTCAAATTTGATTGTTTATTTGTTTTTCAATCTGTTCAATTACTTTGAACAGTTTCAACTTGTCCACCCTCTGCTTATTAAGCAGGTCAGTCATTGCTTTCAGTTCTTCAAGAATGTCTTGGAAAGCTGCTGTGTTTGATTCCAATGATGCTTCATAAGATTTAAGGTCAGTGCCAACCTTTGCTGTGTTATAGTCAGCCTGTTCTTGTAATTTTGAAATTAAGTTTTCAAAATACTTTTCAGCATCCCAATCCATGTGCTTTTCAACCAGGTATTGAAAATCCTTTGGTTCAAGGATTACTTCAACTGAACCATCTTTCAATGAAATTACATCAGCCATTACTGACCCCTCTTTTTCCTGGTTCTTGTCTTTGGTGCTTCCTGTGAAGTTTCTTCCTTGGGTTCTTCCTTCACTTCTTCCTTGGGTGCTTCATCAGCAGCAGGTTCAGATTTCTGTTCAGGTTCAACCGCTGCATCTGCTTCTTCCTTGACATCAGGTTCAGGTGCTGCTTCTGTTTCAGGTGCAGGGGCATCTTCCTTTTTCTTTCTGCCTTTTCTTTCAGTTGGTGCAGCGGTCTGTGGTTTTTCGCCACTCAACACTGCAACTGCATTTCTGTTTGCTTCGGCATAAACATCAAGGAAAGCTTCATAATCAAGGGGAATTTCATTGGTGCTGACTGTCAATCTGCCACCGCCAAAGATTACTTCATTAGTCTTGAAGGAAAGGATTCTGACATCCCCATCAGCAATGACCCTTGCAACAATGTCAACCATTCCTGCAACCTTGTTTGCAACCTTTTCACGCAAGTTCGGCTTGATTGCAGTGATTTTGTCACCGCCCTTTTTGGTAATATCTTTGCTTGTGTCCTCATGGGAAATCAGAATGATGTTTTCATAGTCCAGGTTCATCAGCTTCTTCAATGTGGACAGATATTCAGTCATGACCTTATCCCATGCCCTGAAAGAATCATCTGATTCATGGGTAATGTTCATTTGGTCATACATGTACAGTCTGCAATGCTCATAAGCATCTTCAAGTAGGTCAACAATAATGGTCTTGAAATCATTGTCCTTCTTTTCCAGTTCTTCAATTACATCCTTGAACACTGCCCATGCGAATGTTCTTTTGGGTGACAACCTTCCGTTTGCTTCAACCTTGTCCTTGATTGCAATGTAGGGGGCATCAACAAACTTGATGTTTCCATCTGTGTTCAGCATCAGGGGGTCAGGGAACTTGTTTGCAAATGTGGTCTTGCCACTGAATGGTGACCCATATATCCAAATGACCTTCTTTTCAATCTTTTGGATGTTTCTTCTTTCTTTACTTGGTAATAACATGTAATCAATTCCTTTCTCACAATAATTTTGGTATTCGCACCAATTACATAGGTAACTAAAATTTTGGTTGAACTCTGTTGCTTCAATGGTGTGCTTTGCGTTCAGTAAGAAGTTAATGACATTTTGTGGGTCATACTCTATCTGAACCAGTTCAGGTTCAACACCTTTCAATTCATCAAGAATTCTTTTTCGGAACTCTGACAAATCTTCTGTCTTTTTCCTCTTGATGTTGACCTTCGGAACAAACAAGAAGAACATGTTTCTGATGTACTTGCCAGGGTTGCACTTTTCAAAGAAATATTTGTACAGGTGCAACTGGTCTGACTGCTTATAGTTCTTGATGTTATTGGAATATTTGAAGTCATATAAGTCATACTGATTTGGAACTTCTGAATCATGGAACATGGTCACTGGTGCAAGAAGGTCAATGTATCCAATGAAATCTTCTGTTGCAATTTTGACTTCAAATTCCCCTTTGGGTATTAGCTTTGCTGCCCTTGGAATCAAGTTTTCAAGCTTGATTGCTTCATTGATATGGTCATCTGTGATTATTGGATATGACATTAAATATTCATCAATTGCTTTTGTCACACCCTTTTCCAAGCCTGTGTGAAGTGCTGTGCCAATAATAAGCGGATGGTCAGCATTATCAGGGGGCAAGGTCAGTATTTTGTCACGATAACGCAGCTTATACTTGAATGGGCATTTTTCAAAGCATTCAATTCTGCTGTGTGAACATTGCATTTTTTCACCCCTTTCACTATGTTTTGAAATTGTTCAAACCCTTTCGGATAAAGAACCAAACCGATTCCATTCGACCCATTGATTGCTGTTGTATTTTTCAATTGAAGGTCAGATGGTTTTCCTGCATCACCTTTCAGTTCTGCACTAATGAAGAAGCCATTCACACAAAGCAGCAGGTCAGGGATACCGCTTTTCTGATAACCACCACCCCAGGTCTTTAAGTACCAACCGCATTCAGGAACTTTTTTCTTGTCCTGTGCAGTTCCTGCTGCATATATGCCTTCTGATTCAAGCCACTTCTTGACTTTGTTTTCAAACTGTTTTTCTGCTGCCAATGTTCAACCTTCCTTTCAAAGCTGATGCAAGGATAATTCCTGGAACTTTCCAAGCAATACCACCGCTTTCTGCAATCCCTGCATGTGGTTTCTTTATTTTTCATCATCCTTGACTTCAACTTTGATGTAAGCGGATTTGTTGGAAGTTTTTGAACATTCTTCTGCAATAGCAGGGTATTTCTTTTTAAGCTTTGCACTGTCAATGCTCGTTGCAGTGGTTGCAGCAATGTATGTGATTTTCAGGATGTCACTGTCAAACTTCTTGATGCTGCATCTTTCCATTGCTTCTTTCAGCTTGTCTTTCAGTTCCTTTTCCTTTGCTTCAATCTGTTTCTTTGCGGTTACAAGGTCAGCAATCTGTTGAAGCACTGCAAGCTGCTGTTCCTTGAAGGTCACAAGACCTGTTTCTTCATCAAAGGTTGCTTCACCACATGTCTTTGGTTCACTTTCACATGCTTCTGTGCATCCCTCAATGTGGGGGCAAGAATGACAACATCCGTCAAACTTTTCCAATGGGCATTCATTGTTACACTTAATCATTTTCAATCATCCTTTCTGTGAATACTTCTTTGTATTGAACACCGAATTCCAGTGCATCCTGATGATTTTCAAAATACACATCAATTCGATTGTTTTTGATTGCTTTGCCCCTGTCCTGGACTATGTACCTGACATCATCAATGATGACTTCCGTTCCAAAGGGCAATATGCTTGTATCTGCTGCTATGGTCATACATTCAACCGCCAAATCACCTGATGCGGTATAAACAAGTTGTTTTCCATCTTCATCAATGGGTCTGTCTTTTGCCCAGTTACCGCAGCATATTTCACATGGACAATAAGCAGTGATTCTGAATTCACCAAGACTGACCAGTTCAATTGTTGGGGATTGTTCAGAAGTTTCTTGAACAGGGGTCTGTGTCACATATGGTGTCACTGTTGGTGTGGGTGAAGAAATACTGGTTTCAGCAGTTACTGGTAATGCATTTGCTGATTTTGTTGACCTTCCAATGAAGAAGCCAACCATTGCACCAACTAATAAGATGATAACCCATGAAGTCAGAATTCTTCTGAACACTGCTTGTTTACGGTTTTTCTTATATCTCACATTCCTTGAATAGTTCATCTGTAAAATCCTTTCTTTGGTTAAGGGTATCAAGGATGACTTCTTCAACACTGTCTTTGCACATCATCAGATAGTAGAAGCAAGTTTTGTTTTGACCGATTCTGTGAACCCTCTTTTTTGATTGTTCAAAAAGTTCACTTTTATCAGTGAGTGTGAAGAACACAACTTTGTTTGCCTTTTGTAAGTTCAAACCCATTGCCCCTGCTTGATACTGAACCAATGTGATTGAATCTTCTTCTGTTTCATAAGCAGTCAGGTCTTTGATGTGACCATTTACCTGTGAAACTGGTCTTTCAAGTTCTGCTGCTATTCGTTGAAGTGCATCCAGTTCTGCATTGAAGTTATAAAACACAATCAGCCTGTCCTTGGTACTGGATGCCAGGTCTTTGAATGCTTGAAGTTTCGCTTTGTTGTAGTGACCACAAAGCATCCTGGAATATAGTCTTTTTGTCAGGGTACTGTCACCAACCAATTCAACTTCATCAATTGTCACAAGTCCTTTTTTTCTGAACTTGATATATTCCTTCGTTTTCTGCACTGTAATTGGAATGAATATCTGTTCAGGAAGGTCAAAGCATTCTTCTGTTTTCAAGAATACTGAACCATAGTCACGCATCTTTTGCTTTAAGCGGTCAACATTCTTGTATGGTTCTTCCTTATCAATTACAAAGTGGATGAAGCCATCTTGTTCAACCTTGACCCAGTTCACATATTGCCTGTTGTAAAGTTCCTTGCTGATATTCCATCCAAGCAGGTTCATCTGTGACCACAAGTTTTCATATTTTCCTGATGTGGGTGTTCCTGAAAGAAGAATCACATTGTTAGGTTTCATTTTAAGGATGAATTTTGACCGTTTTGCAGTATCATTTTGTATCAGTGATGATTCATCAAGCATCAGGGTGAACTGTCTTAATTCAAGCAATTCTGACCGCCTGAACACCAAATCATAGTTGATGATGCCAATGATTGAATAAGGATACAGATTTTCTTGTTGATAACTTTGACCAGTCCATTCATCTTCAATGTAACATGGCTCTATTGCTTGCCTTGTTTCTGACATGAACCGTTCAAGCTGCTTTTTATCTGTCAAATCGAAAATCAAATTTTCACAAGAAAAGTCTTTTTCATGCTGTGCATAGTAGTCTTTGAAGTGCTGCATCCAGTCATCAATCTTTGATTTTTGGCAAATCAGCAAGTTGGTTACTGCACCAAGGTTCTTCATTTTCTCTGACCCAACAAATGTTTTTCCAAGACCCATGTCAAGGTAATAAGCAACCCTGTTGAAGGTTTTGGTCTGTTCCAGTGCTTGTCCTTGGTGTGGATATAGCTTCATAAGCATCACCCAACCCTTACCCCAGTAATTTTTAAGAACTTATCTGCATCAAAGTTTGGAATGTTCATGATAACTTGCTTTTCATTTTGTGAAAGACCATTCCACCATTCCTTGCAGCAGTCGGTGTTGTCACGAATCTTCAAATAACCGCCTGTTGTTTCATGTTCAGGATGTGCAGATTTTTCAGCATCTGACATTTCGTTTGACCAAATCCAGTCAGCAGGTCTGAAATCAATTCTGTTCATCAACCAATATGCTTCTGAATTTCGCCATTGTTCAAAGGTCATGTCTGTTTCTTTATCAAAAAACCTTAACTTGCGACTTTGAGTATTGAAGCATCCTGACACATTGGAAGCCTTGTTCCAATCACCGCTGTTCCGATTACCGCTGTTCCGATTACCGCTGTTGCAATCACCGCTGTTCCAATCACCGCTGTTCCGATTACCGCTGTTCCGATTACCGCTGTTCCGATTACCGCTGTTGCAATCACCGCTGTTCCGATTACCGCTGTTCCAATCACCGCTGTTGCAATCACCGCTGTTGCAATCACCGCTGTTCCAATCACCGCTGTTCCGATTACCGCTGTTGCA